GAATACTACGGAAGGCGTCTATCCGCTCGGCAAGGGTCTTTTGTCGGCTTCTGTTGATCGCCGGGTAGCACTGACAGACAAGATTCAGAACTCAGTTTCCATCGCGGCAAACTCCTTCTATAGCAATTTTGGTTGGCAGTTGTGTCTATATCCTGATGCAAATATGTTAATCCTCAACATTCCTTCTACTTCTCAGAAGTACCAGTACGCTCAAAATACCATTACAGGGGCGTGGGCTAAATTCACAGGCTGGGCGGCTAACGTCTGGCTGAATGCCTCGACAGGTCTTTACTTTGGGAACTCGACCACTGTTTCTAAAGCATGGACGGGGAACCTTGACGACTCAACTCCGATTCAAGCGGATTGCCTACCCGCTTTTAGTTATTTCGGGAGTAAGTCGTTTAACAAGTATTTCACAATGGTTCGCCCTTATATCCAGACCAGCGGAACCCCGTCAATTCTCTACGGATTGAATACCAATTATCTAGCCCAGCCTGCAACTGGGAGCCTAAGTTACACACCCCCCACCGGGATGGTTTGGGGTTCTATGGTTTGGGGTTCTATGGTTTGGGGTGGTTCATTAGCTCAAGTCACTGGATGGAATACCGTAGGGGCTGTAGCTAACTCTGCTGCCCTCCGTTTAAAGGTTCAAGGGAACGGTGCTGATGTGCAATTTTCAAACGTTGATTATGTCTGGCAATCCTCTAACGGTGTTCTGTGATCTATCTTAATGACGATGTAACAGGGCCTTGGGTATGCGAAAAAGCGGGTGGAACATGGGTGAAAGGAAGAGGTAGCACGATTGGATGGGTTAAGGATGATTGGTTAGTGGCCGGAGTGTTATATGAAGACTTCAATGGTGCAAATATCCTTGCCCACATAAGGGGTGAAAAAGGATGGGCTAATCGAGAATTCATCCGAATCATGTTTGACTACCCCTTTAATCAATTGAAGGCAACAAGGATTACTGCTCCAATTAAAAGCACAAACAAAGTTGCGCAAGAGTTTGTACAAAGGTTAGGGTTTGAGCTAGAATGCAAGTTAGATCGGGCAACCCCTGACGGCGATTTGCTTCTGTACCGGATATTCCGGGAAGAATGTAGATATTTGTGAGGTTGTCATGCGATTCCATCATTTAGACATTCCAGAGTTTCACCAAGAAGGGTTTAAAAAAGACCCACTTGGCCGACTCCGCCTATATGGCAAAGGGGATGCTCCAGAAGCACCGGATTACAAAGGCGCTGCACAAGAAACCGCTCAGGGGAATCGTGAGGCTGCAGAATACACAACTAAGGCGAATCGAATTAATCAATTCACGCCTTATGGTTCTCTGACGTACCAATACAAACCACAGTACACTACTGACCCTAAGACGGGTAAGCAGGTAGAGACGGGAGCTGGCTGGACGCAGAATATGAATCTGACGCCAGAAGCCCAAAGGGCGCTCAATGAGCAACTATCCCTAAATACTAAGTATGGTCAGGTCGCTAACATAGGATTTGATAAAGCTCGACAGTTATTTGAGAACCCTGAGCTAGATACCTCGCAACTCCCACAAAGAGCGATTGACGTAGGACAAACCGCACAACAAGCGATTATGTCCCGTCTTCAGCCTCAGCTTCAACAGTCTGAGGAGGCTTTGCGTCAACGACTTGCCAATCAAGGTATTGGTCTAGGTTCGACTGCGTACGGAAGAGAGCAGAATCTCGCTGGGCAGCAACGTAACGACCTAGAGCTACAAGCAGCATTGCAAGGTATTAATCTTGATCAGGCTAACCGTTCTGCCGCCCTTCAAGAACAAGCATATATGCAGGATCGGCCATTGAACCTGATCAATGCCCTCCGCTCGGGTAATCAAGTTCAGGCCCCACAATTCCAACAATTTGCCCAGCAACAGCAAGTTCAAGGCCCTGATTACCTGAATGCTGCTAATGCTCAGTATGGTGCAAATATTGAAAGCTCAAATGCTCAGAAGGCTCAAGGTTCTGGTTTAGGTGCTGTGGCAGGTGGGATTGCAGGCGGCATGTTTGGCGGTCCAATTGGAGCATCTCTAGGATCATCTTTGGGGGCTGGGCTTTTTTCTGATGAACGCCTGAAGACCAATATTAAACGTATCGGAACTGTGGATGAACTCGGAGTTGGTTTGTACTCCTACAACTATGTATGGGGCGGGCCTACCCATGTCGGTGTGATGGCTCAGGAACTTGAAAAAGTAATGCCTGAAGCCGTGTTTGAGGTTGATGGTTATAAGGCGGTGGATTATGGACGACTTTGACCTGCAGCAAAGGCAATTAGAGCAGCGCCGAATGATGGCTAACCAACTTCGGCAGACTGAGATTCCACAGGGTCGAATGGTGGGGCGTATCTTCGTCAAACAACCCGGTGAGGCTATCGCGGCTGCGCTTCGTCAATATGCTGGCATGAGTGAATTGAAGGATGTGGATAAAGCATCTCAAGACCTCTCGCAACGTAAGCAACAGATTGAACAGGGTGATCTGCAGAAGTTCGCCCAAGCCTTGCGTGGGACGCCTGAGATGGTAAATGCCCCGGCGACTCCGATGGATGATGAAGGCAACGTAATGCCGACAACGACCACTGCTGCTCAAAAGGGTGATCCATATGCGGCTTACACAGGACTATCTGCAAGTCAGATTCCTGCACTTCGTCAGGCTGGCCTACAGGGTCTGTCTCAGTTCCCGCAGATGGAAGCCCGTCAGGCAGAGCGTGAGGCTGATCGTCAGTTCCGCATGCAGCAAGCTGAAGCGCAACGTCAAGCCCGTGCAGATCAAATTGCACAACAGCAAGAGTTTCAGCGTGAAATGAAGCGCATGGGTGGTGCTGGCGCTCAACCTTACTTTCAGCCTGTACAGACGGCTCAAGGCGTTATGGCATTCAATGCCCGCACTGGTCAAATGGAGCCTATTCAGGCAGGCGGTAGGAGTGTTCTAGGCGCTCAATACGATCCTTCTCTGCAAGGTGAATTGATGCGCTCCAAGGAAGGCGCTAAGGCTGGCGTAGAACTTGGGGTAGAGAAAGGTAAAGCTGTCCGTAAGGCTGATCAGATGATTGGGCAACTTGATCAAGCAGAAAAGTTGTTAAAGGAAAAGCCAACTGCTAGTGGAGTCGGCTCTGCCTTGGATACCGCTGGCCGGGCTATTGGTGTGACCAGTAAAGGCGCTCAAACCGCAGCACAGCTTGAAGCTCTTTCGGGTTGGCTGGTTGCGAATGTCCCGCGCATGGAAGGCCCGCAGTCTAACTTCGATGTACAAAACTATCAGACGATGGCTGGCAAGATTGGTGATCGCACTGTTCCTGTTGCTGAACGCGAAGCCGCTTTGAAGGAAGTTAAGCGCCTTCAGCAGAAGTACAAGGAAATAAACCAAGAGCCTGTTGCCCAACCAAGTGCGGCCCCAGCTCAAGGCCGTGTTCGCCGGTTCAACCCAGCCACAGGGGCGATTGAATAATGCCTCAGATTATTGACGTTCCCGGCCAAGGACAAATTGAGTTCCCGGACTCAATGGATGATGCCGCCATTGTTTCGGCAATCAAAGGAATGTCTCAGCCCCAACAAGCACAACCTCAAAGCGACTGGAAGCAACAAGTCCGCCAAGGTCTAGGTAACGTTGCGGCGGGTGCGGTTCGTGGTGCTGGCTCGATTGGTTCTACTATCTTAGCCCCTTATGACATTGCTAAAGATGCCCTAGCAGGTAAGGGCCTATCCCTAGAGTCGAATCGTCAGCGCCGTGCTGAAATCGACCAAGGCCTTGCATTGATGGGTGCCGAACCTGAATCCGCACTCTACAAAACCGGAAAGATTGCTGGTGAAATTGCTGGAACTGCAGGCGTCCCCGGTGTTCTCGCTAAAGGTGCCCAAGGTCTAGGTGCTACTCCTGCAATCGTTAATGCGCTCCGTGGTGGCGGTGCTGTCGGTAGTCTGCCTGCCCGTGTGGCAAGCGGTGCTGCGTCTGGTGGTGTTGCTGCCGGTATGGTCAATCCTGAAGATGCCGGTATGGGTGCTGCTGTCGGTGGTGGTATTCCTGTGGCTGCTGCAGCGTTGCGCGGTGCAACAAATATCGGTAAGCAGATGCTAGGCGGTACTACAGGGGTAGGGGGTGAGGCTATCGGTCAAGCCTTCCAAGCTGGGAAACAAGGTGGTCAAGCTGCTCAATCGTTCCGTGAGAATCTCCGTGGTCAGGCAGATATGGGCGATGTACTCGCTACTGCTAAACAAAACTTAGATGTAATGGGCCAACAGAAACAAGCTGCTTATCGTTCGGGTATGGCGAATATCAAGGCAGATAAAACTGTTCTCGACTTTGCAGACGTTGATAAAGCATTGAATGACGCCTTGAACGTGGCTACATACAAAGGCCAAGTAAAGAATCCTGAAGCCGCCTCCGCCTTGCAGAAGATTCAACAACAGGTTGAGCAATGGAAGTCTCTTGATCCGGCTGAATTCCACACCCCGGAAGGTTTAGACGCGCTTAAGCAGTCAATTTCAGGCGTTCTTGAAAGCATTCCTTTTGAGCAGAAAACCGCCCGTCTTGCTACTGGCAAAGTCTATGACGCAGTAAAGGGAACCATCAATAAGCAAGCCCCTGAATACGCCAAGGTAATGAAAGACTATTCCGAAGCCACTGATCTGATCAATGAGATTCAACAATCCTTGATCGGTGGTAAGCGTTCGACTGCAGAATCCTCCATGAGAAAGCTTCAAAGTCTCATGCGGAACAATGTCAATACCTCTTATGGTTATCGTGGTGATCTTGCCAGAGAACTTGAACAAGCAGGCGGTCAGCAGATCATGCCAGCCCTAGCAGGTCAGGCTATGCAGGAATGGACGCCAAGAGGTATACAACGTGCTGCTGCTGGTACTGGGACTGCTGGCCTAGCTCTTACAGGTAACGTCCCTGCCGCCGCTGGCATGGCTGCGCTATCTTCCCCTCGTCTTGTAGGTGAAGCCGCATATGGCGCGGGTCGTATGGCCGGTGCCGTTCCACAATCGTTAATAGAAGCCCTGCGTCAGGGTGTATATCGTGGCGCACCAGTCGCCGCAGCGCAATAAAGGAGAACTAAATTGTCCC